TACATACTAAGGTAGTGTGGTTAGATATGTTAGTTACCTCAAAGAACACAGGCGAGCAGAATACGGTAGGCTCGTCTGCGCTTATTAGTGTGGTGTTCATAATATTAACCTCTAGTAAAATTTTTTTAGTATAGGTACACGGGGTAGCCTTCGCCGACCGTGCCCAGTATGTTATAGTTAAAGTAGTCTACGGCTTCGTCTTCGCTCATACCGTGGTGATCTTGCAGAACGTCTATACACTTCTCGTACGAGTATATGTAGTTACCCGTAAGCATACACTCACCTAGTAGACAGTCTTCGTACTCTTCTGGTAGCTTGTAGCGCTCGTCTTCGTCACCTTCTACCTTCTTAGGTACTGGTGTCCTAGTGTGATGGTTAAAGAGGTCTTTAAGTTTACGCTCTGCGTCGTTTAGAGCGTCTAACCCTTCTACCCTTAGTAAGCGAGTGATAACGTAGTTACGTAACTTCTCTAGCGTACTAAAGAAGGCTACGTTATCCTCTTTATACGTACCCTTAGCCGTGGTGTAGCACTCTACTAGCGTAAAGTTATTAGGGTCTGTATTAACCTTATAGGTTACGTCTCTTCGGTCTCTCTTGATCGGCATATTATACCCTTCCCGTGTTTAGCCATAAGTCTAAGTCGTAAGCTCTGGCTTCTACCTCTCTAGTAAATAACTCTAGCGTCGTGGTGTCTTCACCAGAGCACGCGAAGTATTTAGCGTAAATTTTTGCCCATTGCATTACTGCCCCCTGTCCCACTTAGTGTACTCAATTTTAAGAAGTTCGCTCTTAATATAAAGCTGTACCGCTACGTAGATTAATACCGCGGTCTGTACCAGAAGGCACGAGAATAAGAAGCCCATTATAACCCCCTCTTAATACGGCGCACCGTCTCTTTAGAGATACCGTATAGCTCGGCGAGCTTGCGTAGGCTCATACCACTATTAGCTAAGTTATGTATCTCTTTAACTTCGGCCAGTGTTACTTTTTTATACTTCACTTTAACGCCCTCTAGGTGGCGGTAGATCGTAGAAGCGTGTACGCCTAACTCTTCGGCTAGGTATGAAGGCTTAACGCCCCCGTAGTAGCTCGTCTTTACGTACTTAATCTGCTCTTCGGTTAGTTTAGTGTTCATTAAGTAACCCCTCGCGGTACTCGTTAATAGCTGAGCTAATGCGGTGGCGCATACGTGTAGCTTTACCGATCACTTCGCTAAGTTTAATCTCAAGCTCTAGGGCTTCGTGTGGTGTGATCTCTTCGCCCCCGTCGCCGTTTGGGTCTACCGAGAGGTTAAGGGTGTCTTCAAAGTCTAGGCACGACTTACGAAGTGCGCCGAAGCTCTGCATAGTTACATTAGTTAGAATAAGTTTAGCCTTAGCCATTATTTACCCCTCTGGTTAATTCGTTTAGTGATGAAGCGGTGTAGCTCTGTACTTATATAGTCCGCGACTTTAAAAAATAACATTAGTAGACCGAAGCCCATAAAAAAACCACCTATCGGCGAAGTGTCTAACCACATAAAAAAACCTATTAGCCACTCACCAGTAAAAGAAAGTATACCCATTATCTACGACCTTTCGGGACACACACCCCAGTAACGCGGGGGTTAAGTTCTTTAGCTTCATTAAGGGCGAAGCTACACGCCTCTTTAGTGTTAAAGGCTTGCATACTAAGCCCGTCGCCCCCAGAAGTACTTAGTACAAGAATTAAGACCCACATTAGCGACCCCCTAACCACGAGCCGGTACGTGCGCGGTGCGTATAGTTGTAAAACTTTCTTAACTCTTTCTGGACGTCTTCGCCTTCTTTGAAGCTACCGCGCAGTACGTACTTAAGACCTCGGCAGATATTACACGCCTCGTTAATATCTACGCCCGCTTTAATAAGGCGGACTTCTAGCGCTTCTATAATATCTATCGGCTCGCTCACCTTGTCGGTCTTAGCCTGTTTATAGTGGTCGTCAAAGTTTACGTTAATTAAGTCTTCGCCGTTAACCTCGGAGTTAGGGTTAGCTACCTTTATCTCTAGGTTTGTAGGCTGTGTCTTACCGTGCTGTCTTAGTGCTAGTTGTTTAGCCTGTGTCTGCGTAAGTGTGAACTCTTCGCCTTCTTTCATCTCGCGAGCACCTACGGCGAACTTCTGCGCCTCTTGTTGTGCGATCTTAGTAGCCATAACCCCAGCGTCGGTACATTCACCCCCGCTACACGCGTCTAGGCTGCACGTATTATCTGTACAGCCTTCGTCTAGTGGCTGACAGTCTAGTACCTCGTCGTCTGGTGTCTTGGCTCGCTTTGGCTCTTTGACCTCTAGTGAGTCTTTAAAAGTGCCGTCTTCGTTAAGTCCGCCCTTCTCTTCTACGAGTTGGGTAAGTGGCTTATCTGAAGGGACAGCCTCGCCGAGACCGCCATCACGGCAGATATATAATAACTCGTCGCCGTGAAGCGTACAGGCGTCGTTATTGTGCTCTAGTGAGGGGTAACAAGTGTAAATGCATCTAGGGTGTAGGTGTCCGTGTTTAACCACTTCCTTGTAAGCTGTGTCGGACTTAATAAAAAGTATTTCTAGTGTATCTCTATCGCGTACAGTTACGTGTGCCATTATTGACCCCCTGTAGCTTCTGCTACGTCTTCGGCTAGTTGGTTAGCCTGTTTACCGCGTTTCGTGACGTCGTCCGTAAGTGAGTGATACCCGCCCGCCTTAATAACCTCGCCTAACTTAGTCATAAAGGCGTCTACCTCACGCTCTCTAATATTTGGGTCAAAGGTGTAATCGTGGTCTTTAACCGTGTGGTAGACCCACGCCACACCACCTATAGGTAGTCCTTCGCAAGTCCAGCCACTTTTAATAGCGACGACTTCGTTACAATTCTGTAGAGTGGTGGCGACCGTCTGTAGTTGGCTCGCCGTGTTAATAATAAACTCAAGAGAGTAGAATAGCTCGCGGTTAATCATTATAGACCCCCTCGGCGATAAGTTTACGAATAGCGTTACGCTCTGCCTCTGTGGTGGCGTTACGTAGCGCGGTGAGTAGTTTTTTATTTGGTGCTTTCATCTGGTAGCCTTTCGTGTGAGTGATGAAAAATAGAAGCCCCATAGGGGCGAGAAGGTTTAGTTAAGTGTTATGTGAATATATGAAGAGTTAGCGGTATTTTTACAGATAGCAGAGATAGGCAGAGACTTCAAAAAAGGCTCAAGTATTTTAAGGGTCTCTTCGGGGGGTCTGCCGTAGTTTTTTGGGTAGGTGTGGACAGCCCCGTTCTTGATGTGGACGCGACAGAGACCTTTTCCGTAAATTTTAGTCATACCGACTTTTACTTGTTTAGATAGTTCTTTAAGTTCTGCGTGAGTTTTCATTTTGTAACCTTTCGTGTGTCTTGCTTATCTATAGATAAATATAACACTTTAAACGAGAAAGCGTACATTTCTTTTCGCATTTATTTTAAAAAAATACAGAAAAACCCAAAAATTCTCATTTAGGGGTCTTGGGACGTATACAAATTGCTATGCCCCTTAAACGAGAATATTTGGGTTTTAGTATTTTCGGTGGCGTTTTTGGGCTAAAAAAGGCGATTTTGACGGCAAAATATTTTATTTTACTTTATTATTATATAAAACTCTTATTCTAATACATAAGATATATAAGTTAACGTTAACGAAAAAAAAGTGTCGCGTTTTTCCTGTCTGCCGAGGTGGGCTAAAAATAAGGGGTAAATCTGTGTCTAAAAAATACGCAAGTAATGTAGACAAGAACCAGAAAGAGATCGTACGGTTATTCCGAGCGAGGGGGTGTAGTGTGGCCCACACCCATAACGCGGGGTCTGGCTTCCCGGACTTGGTTATCGGGTGTAACGGCGTTACGGTCTTGGTAGAGGTGAAGAGCGAGAAGGGTAAGCTAAACGACCGACAGATAGACTTTTTTAATAAATTTACGGGCGCTATAGAGGTGGTACGCAATGAGACCGACGTAGAGCGGGTTATTAATGTATATTTTAGACAGGACGACACATTATAAGGGTCTAACAATGATAGACCACGAATACTACAGTAAAATAGCCTTCGGCTGTTTAAAGCTCACCAATATACAGGGAAGGGGCGAACTAAGCCCCGACAGGGCGAAGTACGTAGGCGAGTCTATGTTGGACTTATTCGTTACGGAACTTCTTACGCCTATCTGGTGCCTACAGAACCATATACACAGCCTACAGTACTTTATACCCACCTACTACGAGTACACTAAGTGGGGCGCACTTTACGGGGTGGTACTGCACGCACAGGGTGAAGCTATAATCATAATACAGACTGAGGGCGACGCCTACGTATGTTATGTAGACGAGTGTCGTAAAGAAGACGGCGGGTACGACTACTACCACTACCAGAGCGAGCTACCGCTAACTAACATACGTAAAGACTTAGAAGTAGGTATAAAAGACGTACGACGCCAGAAGAGGCTACAGGACGAGATAGACGAGTTAACCAGATGAACCAAGACGGCGAGAAGGTGTACTACTTCGACCGCCTTTACGGCTGTATACGTGAGGCGGAGCCGTCTATAACAGAAGAACAACTACAAGAGAACTTAGAGCGAGGGCTACAGACCCTCAAAGAATTAATAGAAGAGGTAGACCGTGCCAAGGAAAAGACGTAAATACAAGCCCGAATACTGCGACGAGATTATAGAACTAAGCGCGAGCGGTATGCACTTCTGCGAGATCGCGGGTAAGTGGCGAATAGCAGAAGAGACTCTTAACGAGTGGGCGAGAGAGATACCAGAGTTTAGCGAGGCTAAGGCTATCGCTAAGACGGTAGCTAAGGCTTACTGGCTAGGTGAACTTAAAGACGTAGCTAAGGGGGGCGACTTCCAAGTAGGTAGAGCGCCCGCCTTGATCTTCAAGCTAAAAGCGTGCTACGGCTTAAGGGATAAAGACCCCAACGTTACGAAGATAAGCACCGAGACCCCACAAGGTGACACGGTTTTTAACTTTGAGACGATCCCAGACAGCGACTACGAACCGCCCACCCTAGACGAGCCTAAGTAGATGCGACCACTAGGGGCTAAAAAGAACTGGGGCGAAGAGTGGCGCACCGAGGGCGTTAAAAGCGGTCGCGCTAGAGAGAAGAGGAAAGCACAGGCAGAGATAGACGAGGCTAGAATATTGAAGGCTAAGATAATAAGTAAAACTAGGGGAAGACCCTACCCATATAGTGAGGGCTAAGTAGATGGAAACTATACTTTCTTTCTTTATAGTCTTCGCTATTATTATGGGCTTCGGTGCTTTTATTGCGTGGTTACAAGCCGTAGAGACTAGAAGGCACAGGCAGAGTAAAGAGCGTAAGAAGTGACTAACTATAACTTCACACTCACAGAAAAACAAGCGGGCTTTCTTAGCGACCCTAACCCCCTAGCGATCTACCGCGGGGGTCTTGGTGCTGGTAAGACTAAGGCGTTAGTTATATGGGCTAACAATAGAGCACACCTTAAGCGTAGGGTAATCTTAACGGAGCCGACTTACGGTATGATTAACGACGTACTCGTTACCGAGTTCTACGACCTCTTTAGCGAGTATGAAATACCATACCACCACAACAAGAGCGAGCAGTATATAGACGTGGGCGGGGGTCGCATCTATATGCGGTCTGGTGAGACACCCCACCGTATGCGGGGTATCAATGCCGACGACTTCGGTATGGACGAAGCGCCCTACCAGAGCTACGACGTTTATAAGACGGGGTTAGCACGTATGAACCGTCGCGAGGCTTTCACAGGCGGACAGGCTAGGCTAGTCGGTACGCCGAAGGGTCGCGAGTGGTCGGTAGAACTTGCAGAGAAGGCACACGCTAACGTATACACACAGTCTACCTTCGCTAACCCCTTCTTAAGTAAAGAGTATAAAGACAGTCTAGTAGACGAGTACACGACCGAGTACGCACTACAGGAGCTATACGGGCAAGTCGTAGACTTTAGCGCGGGCGTTATTCGTTCGGGGTGGTTTGAGAACGTAGAAGCCTACCCAGTACTACCGAGGTCTGTACGTAGCTGGGACTTAGCTTTTACTACTAAGAAGTCTAGCGACTTTAGCGCCTCGGCTAAGATCACCCTAGACAGTAACAACGTCTACGCGCACGATATTTTTAGAGTTAAGAAGGCGTGGGGTGACACCCGCGAGATCATTATTAGAACAGCACACGAAGACGGGCGACAAGTACCCATAGTTATAGAAGCGGTCGGCGGGCAGATAGCCCTAATAGACGACCTCAAGCGTACGCCAGAGCTAAACGGCTACAAGATACACGCCTTTAACCCGAAGGGTGATAAGCTGAATAGAGCTATGGGCTGGGCCTCTAAGGCAGAGCGAGGTAAATTTTTCCTACTACCTAACGCGAGAAAAGACTACTTTTATAACGAATGTAACCAATTTACCGCCGACGACACCCACGCACACGACGACTGTATAGACGCTGTGTCACAGGCTTATAACTTTCTTTCAGCTCGTAACGCAGTTCGTACGGGTAATATCATAGGGGTATAGTATGGCTACCACGGCACAGAATAACCTAAAATACAAGTACGACGAGAACCGTAAAAAGATCGGCGCCGTAGACTTCTACGTACGCTACTTCTCTAGCTTTGACCTTGAACAGTTTGAACTAGCTAAAGACGCCTACTACGGTAGTGGGGGCTTCTACGACGGCGAGTACTTAGAGAAGGCACCGCGAGAAGACGAGAAAAAGTATAGCTACCGCGTGGCTAACAAGAAGTACTCTAACTTCGTACGCCCTACGGTTAACGGTCTGGTAGACCCTGTACTATATCGCGACCCTATACGTACCTCACCTAGTGAAAACGAGTACTTTTCTAACTTTGAGAAGACGCCCACATTATCTAACCACACGACCTTAACACAGTTCGTACACCAGAGCACCGTAAGTGGCTTCTTATATGGTGGCGTGTTTACTGCGTGCGATAACTTCCCGCGTGAGATGATACCTAGCGATATGGCTACGGCGTTAGACCGTCGTATATTCCCTTACGTCTATAATATCACCCCACAAGAGGTACACTATTATAGCTTTGACCGCTTCGGTAGACTTCGCTACCTATCGTACTGCGTAGAAGAGGGCGACGAGAACACGTACAGAGTCTACCGACTAGCAGACGCCCTAGACCTAGAACTAGGCTATCAAGGCGAGATAGGCGACGCGATCACCTACGAGACAGGCGAAGGCGAAGACCGTAACCCCGCGAGCGTGGTAGAAGCGTACAGTATGCCCTACTTTATGCAGATTAGCCCGCAGTTCGATAAGCGTATTTACCCTATCTCGGTTATACAGCCACTAGCCGACGCCTCGCGTAACATTTTTCAAATTAACTCACTTATACACTACCAGCACACGCAGTTAACCTTCCCTATTTTGACGTACAACGGGCAGAAGTCCGAAGAGATGACACTTAGCGAAGACTCGGTACTATTCTACGACGAAGGGGCACAGCGCCCCGACTATATCGCACCCCCTAGGGACACACTAGAGGCTCTATACAAAGACCGCGAGAACACTAAGCACGAAGTCTACGAAATGACCCACCAAGCCGTAAACACTATATCGGCTCAAGCGTCGGGCGAGGCACGTAAACAAGCCGACCGCCAACGCCAAGAGGTGCTCAGCTTCGTAGAGAAGCGCCTAATAGAGTATGAGAAGTGGATTATTAACGCTTTCTTCTGGTATCTGGACGAAGAGCCAGACGTTAACATAGTCTATCAAAGTAACCTAGAGGGCGACGACTTCTTACTCGATATTGAAGAGCTAGGCGACCTTATAGAGCGTGTCGGAATTAGCGAAGAGGCTAAGACACGTCTAACCATTAAGCTACTGCGTAAGAAGTTCAGCGAACTCACCGACGAGGAATTTAAGCAACAGGTCGCAGTCTTTGAAGAACAGGGGCGCACGTTTGGCGACGAGACCCCCGTAGAAGGCGACGAAGAGTAAACACGATAACCCCACAGTAAGGACGTAACACCGTGGCAGGATTTCAAGACACCCGTAAAAACTTTACCGCACTCTTTAGCGAATATAACGACCGCTTAGTAGAGGGGCTTCTGCCTCTCATATATCGCGGTAACGTGAAAGCCAAAGAAGTAGAAGACCTCGTTAACGAGATCTACGACGACTTAGGTATGAGAGAGAAGATATACGACGAGCTTTGGGACTTGATCGTATTTAAGACTAAGCCCGCCTTTAAGCGTGGCACCGAATACGAAGACGAAGAAGAACTTAACGCCCTGTTAACCTTATTCTTAGTTAATTGGAATAGCTTTGGAATGAAGCTACCCGCACGTATACGTAACTCTCGCCGTATTATTAAAGAAGACCTCTACAAGACCGCTAAGAACGCCGTTAGAGGTGGCACGGGGCTACTTAACGACCCAGAGGGTACTAAAGGGGCTTACGGACTAAATAAGACCGAGAAGAAAGCCTACGACCGAGCTAAAAAAAGAAGCGAAGAGGCGGGGCGAACCTATGTAGAAGGTGTCGTGCGTAACAAGGTACAACAGAATACAGAAAAGAAAAACGTAAAGACAAATACCTACTACACTAAGCGTGTCGGCGAGACTGAGGCTATAACTATTCGTATGGAGCTCGAGCTAGAACAGGCTAAAAAGACAAGTGAAGTAGATTTTATTACTATTGATGTGAAGCCGAACGCGTGCGAACAGTGTACCCCGTTTATCGGGAAGACTTACACGACTCGTACAGTACCCCACCTTCTAGTGCACCCTAATTGTAGATGTGACTATGTGATACACTATAAGAGTGGGGACGTGCTAAAAATAGAAGGCTCTGGGCGTATTGATCTAGTGAACGGCGACAACGGTAGAAGATAAAAAAGGACGACAAAAAATGACACACGACCAAATTAACCAGAAGATCACCGAGTTAACCGCGTCTGCGTTTGACAGCGGGTTAAACTTAGCCGAAATTATCGGCGCGTTTGAGAACGCAAAGCACGAAATATTTAGGACACACGGCACAGCCTTAGAGACTAGCCTTACTAGCCGACTAGCCGAAGACTTGTACGAAGTATGCACCTACGGACAGCCTAACGTAGTCGTAGGGCTACTAGAGTGTACCAAGATTGCCACCTTAGACGGGGTAGCGAGCGCAGTAGGCACTAAAAAAGAACTTGCAGAAGTGGCACAACAACAGGACGGTAAATAATGAAGACACTTAAAGCATATAAGGACGCTATGGCTAAGATTAAAGCCCTAGCAGAAGATAACGAAGAACTAGCCGAAGCTCTCGGGGTGGTAGAGACGGGCGTAGACTCGCACGTTAAAGCCCTAAACGCAGAGTCTAAGGGGCACCGAGAAGGCAAGGCCGACTTGCATAGTCGCTTAGAGGCTATCGGCACTAGCTTAGACCTAGACGAAGGCTACACAGCCGAAGACGTTAATAGCTTCGTCGAATCACTAAAAGCGGGCGCTAACCAGAACAAGACCGACAGCGACGCACGCCTTAGCAAGTTAGAGAAGACTATTAAGACTCTAACCGACGAGCGCGACACCGCACAGGCGAACGCCCAGAAGCTCAAGGCAGACAACGACGCTAAGACCATTAAGGGCGCCGTAGCTAAAGAGCTGGGTAAACATAATATCCTAGAAGTACACCGCGAACTATTAGCCGATCGCTTCGCTCAGAAGCTCACCCTAGACGCAGACGGCGACGTTATCACTAGCGACGGCGATACGGCAAGCGACCTAGTTAAAGCCTTCGCAGAAGACCCGAATAATAAGGGACTTATCGGCACTAGCCAGAAAGGCGGGGGCGGGGGTACACCTAACGAGGGCGGGAACGTAACCGAGAACTCGTATAGAGGTAACCTAGACGCCGTAGTGGCTGGTATGAAAAAGTAGTGCTCTATACTCTACTCTTCTCTATTAATGACTCATAGAGCGCGACTAAGCCACCCTTCGGGGTGGTTTTTTTATTTCACTAAAAAGAAAATTTTACTTCTGGCATTATTAATGTATATTTCAATTGGCGGTTAAGATAGGTTGCCAATTTGTTTAAGTGGTACGGACACTTAAACTAACCCTAAGTAGTTCCAATACTTAGGGTTTTTTTATTTCACTAAAAAGAAAATTTTACTTTTATCGGAATTTATAATATATTTATGAGTACATAAGAGGTACAGGACCGTACCCCGCCAAGTCTGGACAGGCTACCTAATTAATTTTTATTAACCATAAAAAAGAAAGGCAGTCTTATAATGGCTACTTTTACTCTAGCAGAGGTGCTTAAAACCCAAAATGACCCGCTTATTCAAGCGATCTATCAAAAATTCGTAGAGACTACCCCCTTCATCGCTAATACGCAATTCCGTAACAGCGTAGGTACGTCTGTAGACCAGAATCGTAGAGCTACTCTACCTACTCAAGCATTTAGACAGCTTAACGGTACAGTTACACCTAGCTTCTCTACTACTTCTCGCTTTAATACGCCGATCGCCCACGCGGGTACGATCTTTGAGAGCGACGACTTCCTTATGAAAGTCGACCCTTCACGTATCGCGGACGAGCTAGACCAGCAGATTACCGCTATGACTATGAACATTAACCGCGTGTGCTTTAAAGGTGACAAGGGCGCCAATAACGAGTTCGACGGTCTTCAAGTTCTTACAGGCGACCCAACAGGCGCACCAGAGCGTACAGGTCAAGATATTGATAACGGTGGTACTGGCTTGTCTCTTTCTATCCTTGATGAAGCGCTTATTAAGTGTAAGGGCACTAACAAGGCTATCTACGTTAGTGAAGATATCCTTATTAAGATGCAACGCGCAAGCCGTGACTCTTCTGTAGCGGGTAACGTGAACTTCACACCCGAAACTATGGGGCAGTCTATTATGCGTTACTCTGGCGTACCTATTTACTGGGTAGGCGAAGACGTAGACGGTACCGATATTCTACCTTACTCAGAAGGTGCGGGCACAGACGAGACGTCTGTATACGTAGTCGCTCACGATAACGGCCCTATCATTGACCAAGTAGGCGGGCTAGACCGTAAAGAGATCGACGGCGATTTTTCTACTAAGGTGTCTACCGCGTGGGACTTAGCGCTTTCTATTCGTGACTTGCGTTCTGTACAGCGTATCTCTGGTATCGTTGATAGCGCGATTATCGCTTAATTTCTACCGACCGTTAGCTATTAGCGGTTATAAGACTACAGGGGTATACGTCCGCCTCTGTAGTCTTTAACCTTAACGGACGAGCACACGAAAGGCTAGACTATGAAGTTAGTAATACAAAGAACATTAAAAGAAACGCGTACCGAAGACGTACTAGACAAGAACGGTAAGAAGACGGGACGCACCGAAGAGGTAGCTACAGGCGACGAAGTCCTAGAGCAGAAAGAAATACCGCTTATTGACTATAAGCAAAATAAAGACGCCATTATTAAGGCGGGGTGGGAAGTGGTCGCAGAGGCTAATATTATAGACCTTAGCGAACAGAAATTTTTCCAGCCTAAAGAGAAAAAAGCGCAGTACTAGATTATGTTCGCCTTAAAAGTTAACCCTAAAGACCTCGGTAGAGTCAAAGGCACACGCCGAGACTTTAACCAATGGGCTAAGGGTGGCTTCACTAAGGCTATGGACACCTTACTGGCTTTCTCTAAGACTAACGGCGGGCACCCGTCTTTTAAAAATAGAACGGGTAAGACCGCCCAAAGTTTAGAGCGTACGATACTTAACACAGGCGTAAAAGGTCGTATACATAGCCCTAGCCCCGTGGCGGGCTTTCTTTACTATGGTACCTCGCGACACTGGGTAGAACCAGTACGAGCGAGTGCGCTAAGCTGGATAGACCCTAAAAGCGGTAACCGTCGCTTCTCTATGGGCCACTTCGTTAGCGGTATTAAGGGCGACCACTGGGTAGAAAATGCCTACATTAAGAAACAAGACACCCTCAACGGGTATATAGAAGACTCAATTATTAAAGGGGCGGTACAGAAGTGGCAGTTATAACGACCGCAGACTTAGCTAACGACGAACTACAGCAAGGTATAGACGCTAAGGGTACGTACTACTACGACTTAGCACAGTCTAAGTACTATTCATGGCTTCGTCAATATGAAATTTTTGATAACGATAACGTCCCAGACGACGCCGACGTAGACCCTATGGTTAAGTTAGCCCTAGTCTATTGGATTTATCGTACTTACCTTAGTGATAATATCACACCGACGGCGTTACAGTCTTTTGACACCTCGCCGACACTTAACGAAAATCCTATGATAGAACAGTTTAACCAGTACGACACTATGTACAAGGAACAGCTAGAGAACGTTAACCCAGACAGTCTACTAAAGCGCGACCGTAGAAGCGGTGGGCGCGTAGGTATTAGAGGGCGTGCGTAGTGGAATTTAAAATATACCAACGACTAGAGGCTATTTTTAGCGCAGAGGGTTACAACGTAAACCCCGAAATAAGCGACGTAAAGAATACGGACGCCTTACCCGTCGTGTGGTTTGACTTCGCAGACGAAGAGACAGACGTTAGCCTACCCGAAGAGCTACAAGAGGTTAGCCACTTGGTTAACGAAATAAGTATTAACTTTCGCTTCGTGCTAGAGTCTACACAGAGTAACTATAGGGGTGTCTGCCTACAGGAACTCGCTAAAATTAAGAAAATTATTAACGATAACACGCAACTATACGACCCAGTAGAAGGGTGCGAGCTCGCTAGAAAATGGGTGTATATTAGCGCCGAAATAGTTAACTTTAATACAGACCGCCTTGCCTCTGGCGGTATAGAGGTACGGACGTTTATAACTTACTCACAGCTTCGTAGTGACCCTACGAACAACTAAGAAAGGCTAGTACAATGGCTGATATTTGTAACACCAAACAGTACAGAATTAGACAGCTACTAAGCGCTATAGAGCAGACTTGCGACGTGCCCGAATACCTAACCGCCTCGTCGGGTGGCTTAGAGGTACAAGTAGGCCAGACTATGGACGCCGAAGTAGAAATGTTCGAGAACGACGTAGCGAAGGCTTCGTTAACTCGTTCTGCTAAAATCCCTAAGAGTGTGAAAGGTAACCTTACCTTTAACGCCTTGTTAAAAGGCTCTGGTTCACTTACGACACCCCCAGCGGTGCTTAAGGAGTTCCTAGGCTGTGGTATGGTCTCTACGCAGACCGTAGTATTAGGTATCTCTAATATTGCGGGCGGTGAGTTCCAAGTAGGCGACGTAGTAACCTCTACCTCGGCTACTGGTGTAGTAGTGTACCCCGCTCAAGAGGGTAAAAGCGAGATCTTCGTAGTAACTTCAGACACTTTTAGCGACTTAGAGACGCTAGACAACGGTAGCGGAGTTACGGCAGATATTGACAGCGTAGCTACGGGTGGGTATATGTTAACCCCGACTTCGGGTAACTATAACCGCCACACTAAGCGAAGCGAAGAAGACGGCTTTAGTAAAGAGATGAACGGGGCGTTAGGTACTTTCTCTATCGCGGGTAACGCTAACGAGCCTCTTAACGCTACATTTACTTTCATGGGTCGCGTCCCTAACGACCGTCAACAACTTACGGGCGCGGTTACGGGTACCTTCACAGCGGGCGAAGAGGTAACAGACGGTACTAATATCGGCGTAGTGGTTAAAGACTACACAAGTGGCGACGCGTACTTTATCTACCGCATGGTAGAGGGCGCTAACGACGGCTTCCCTAACGGTGCGAGCTTAACGGGGTCTACCTCTGGCGCGACTGCGACTACTTCAAGCGTAGCGTATAAGCCTTTCGGCACTCGCCCACTCACTACAGGCGTTACTGCCGAGACAGGTAACCCACCTATCCTACAGCACGCGGGACTAGAGTATGAAGGCTTTAAGCCGTCGGTCTCTGCGTTCACGTTTGACGTAGCTAACGAGGTGATCGTACAGCCAGACTTTAACGCGGTCTGGGGTCTAGCCCCCGCTACTATTAACGCTCGCGAGCCTGTTTACACCCTTGACCCTCTAGTATTTGACGACAGCGAGTACGCTATATACGACGAGTGGCGCGCGGG